AGTCTCAGGTCGCTCAGGTATCCGTCCTTGTCACCAGATGGTGTTGCAGGATACTGGGTCTTAAGATCATCATATGCATTGTGGATGATCTTATCAATATTTTTAATCAGTAGGCGATAAGCATCTCTATATCTGGAGGTGGTGTTTGTTTGGATATCTCCAGGGTAGTAGAAGTCTGGATGCACAACTGCAATTTCCCTTTCTGCTCTGTCAATGATTTCGTCCTTATTGAGACGAATCAGACGAGCGGCATCATATGCTCTATTGGATGCATTTGTGGTTACATTTCCATAGAAAATGGATCTGTTTCTGAGTTGATCTCCCTTAGCGAAAGATCCTCCAGTAAGATTCTCATATTCAACTTCAGTGCTTCTAACCTCTTCAAAGTCGAGGAAGTCTTCATTGATTCTGGCACTGGAATCTGTTACAGAGACTGGAGTGATGCTGGACTGAGAAATGTCATCAAGAATGATGTTGGGATTCTGAATAGCAACCAGTCTTTCATAAATCAGACCGAAGAATGTAGATCCTTGGTTAATGATAAGAGTGTCAACTGGTTGACCATTGTTGGGATCCAGGTATGGGCTGATGTAGATAATTTGAGCGACAATCTTACTCGTTGCCGAATAAATATACTCATTCAATTTGAGGTCAAAGATACCAGTTTCAAATCTTGCTGTGCCAGATGTCTTACTAACCAACAGTTCGTCAGTCAGGTTACCATCTTCGTCAATGTTTGTGGTTTCGACCAGGGCAGTATCGCCCTCAAAGTTGGTGATAGACTCGCCAAACTTATAGATGCCCTCAGTATTCAAGAGAGTGACGCTTTCAACGATTGCGCTGAAAAGAGTTGTCCTCTTAATCAATTCACTGATCTCGAAAGGACCATCAGTGATGTTGATAACATCAATGTGGAATGTCCCAGAGTCAACAACAGTTGCATATGCCTCAGAGAAGTCTCCAGTAACTTGCTGACCGATGGTCGGGAAAATACCTTGAGGGTCGGTCAGTTGGATTCTATAGACGGGGACAGTTGCAACTCGGATTGTGCGATATTTAACTTGAGATGCTGCCTTGGGTGGCTCATCAAAAACAATTTGACCACCAACAACACTATATGCACTCTGGGGTGCTTGGATCACGCCATTCAGGGTGATAACCAGTTGGTTGGAATTGACAATAACTTGCTCACCCTCCACCGTAATTGGGAAGGTTTTTTCAATTCCATCAAATCTGCCAGAGATGTCATCGATTTTCTTGACGATAGATGTCAAGATTTCCTCAGAAGAAGTCAGTCTCTTATTTCTAAACAGGACTTCAGTGTTGTTGTAGTCTGTGTAGACGGGTTCGGCAGCACCGAAAGATGTAATTTGGTTGACGTTGGAGTACTCGTTAATGTTGACCTGCTTGATAAACTCAGTGCCAACACGACGACCAGAAACGTCCTTACCACCAGTCAGTTGCAGCTGACCAAACAGTTTGAAACCAGCAGGGTGGTTGTTATCCAGAATCTGTTTCTTCCACTTGGTGATGGGAATCTCAGAGCTGATAACGTAAGAGAAGTTTTGGTAGAAGAAGGAGTCTTGGATCTTCTGAATAATCTCAGAAGGTTTACCAACATCATCTGTGAAACGACCAGGAGTCGAGGTCAGGGAGTCAATATTCAACACACCCTTGGCGATGCTCAGGTTGTCGATAATACCAGATGCTTTGGACACCTCACCGTTGATCTTTTCTCCAACAGCAAAGTTGCCTGTATAGTTGACAATCTTCAGGATCTTGGGACCAGACTGCCAACCAGTGTTAGTGGAGACATAACCAGTCGCAGATGCCAATTCGGGGCTGCTGCCTTGATAAATTTTCTCACCAGCAAGGAATCTAGAAGTTGCCACGACTGCTTCTGCTCTACCACCAAAGACCTCAGTCAGAAGAGTCTGACGACCTTCACCTTGAGTCAGGAAAGTGATATAGTCACCAGCAGCTGCTGCCTCTGGTGTCAGAGCAAATCTCAACTGGTCAGAATCCAGACCATCAGCGATTGCATAGTAAATCTGACCTTCAACCAACGAAGTCAAACCAACACTGCTAGGTTTGGGCAGGATGCCAGTCGTTGATCCAACATCATCAGCACGCAGTTGGACTTCAGCAGCAGTGGTAATGCCATGAGGGAAGTTAAACTGCAGATAGTTGAGGTCGAGGTTAATGACATAGTTAAACTCAGACTTCAGAGTAACCACGGGCTCGGAAGAATAACCACTACCAGGATTCTTGATTTGAATCTCATTCAAACGGTTGTTTTTCACAACAGCAACTGCTTCGGCACCTGTGCCACCACCGCCAGAGATGACAACAGCAGGAGCAGAGGTATAACCAGCACCAGGATCAGTGATCTTGATCTCTGTCAGAATAGATGTATTGAAGAGTTGCAGGTTGACTGGGAAGGAAATCTCAGGACGCAGAGTGTAGTCATGGGAATAACCGAAACCAAACTCATTATTCTTGAGTCTCTTGATCTTACCAATGTTTTTACCTGTCAGGAAGACAGAAGCACCGCTACCTTCGCTGGGGATGATAACGCTCAGAGCAGCACCAGATCCAGCGAGAGTGGGTCCAAGAATACCTGTGATACCATCAACATCGATAGATGCTGTTGTGTATCCTTTACCAGGATCGGAAACTTGAGCAGAGGTGATAGCACCAGATCCAGTCTCATCATCAAGAGTGACTGTAATTGTAGCAAGACCACCTTCTCCGTCACCAGCAATAGGCACCTGATAGTAAACTCCAGGTTGATATTCTGTGCCACCATCAATAATTTCGATTCTTTCAATTTGACGGAAAGATGCAATATCAGAAACCACAGGAAGTTTCTGATAGAAACCACCAGGAGACACAAGTTTGATTGTGTTAATCGGACCAATCGCCTTAACGGAAGTGGTGGAATAGTAACTATATGGGTTACCATTTTCATCATCTTGGACCTCAGCGTTAGTGGTCTCTGGCTCAACAAGAAGTGGGAATTTGAATTCGGTTTGACTTACAACCTCAGAGATTTTGAAAGTGCCATCGAAAGGTGTCTTAATGACATCGATGAAGGAATTAGATCCAACGGGGGAATCTGCACCAACTCTTGACGGGTCGAAGTAGTAAGAAATATTGGTAACGTTACCAATGGCAGAGAATTTCACATAAGGCTGGCTACTAACACCAGACACACCAGGGGTGCCAACTCTAGTAATGTTGTTGAAAGAGTATTCGAGTTTATACTGGTTGTCTTGTGCAAACGACAGATAGTAACCGAAGTTTGTGCCATCACTAACGTCAAAGACATATTGATGGTTTCTGATGAAGATAATCGTGGGATGCTTAGCGTAAATGTTTACACTAGCAATAGTGCCTTGGTCAAATGTTGGAGCACCAGTAGCGGTGTCTCTGATCTTGAAGATGAATTCTCTAGATCCAAAGACTTCTTGGACGAAGAAAGATCCATTAAATTCATCTGCAACAAATCCTTCAGTATAAAGGACTTCATTGACCACATAATTGTGGGGAGTGAGTGATGTTGCGTAAATCAGATCAGTGAGAGCACTGCTGCTTCTCTTGATATCTTTCTTGAGTGTGCAAACCAACTCAACTTTCTTAACCGAGGCGAAACCAGAAATTGTAAGGACCTTTTCCTTATCTGCACCCTGGTCATCGATTGTGATATTTGCAGAGCTGAGAGCGACCACATCACCAGGAATGTAAGAAGATGCAGGTTGCACATCCAGAATTTTGACTTGGTAGTTTGCGCCAGCGTCAAATCCAAGGAATCTTGCATAATCTGAAAGTGCTTCCTCTGTGGATATCCAAGTCCATGTAACACCACCATCGCTAGCATCACCAGTCAGATGGACAGGAGCAGTGTCACCAGATGTGCCAGCAACTGCAACTTCATAGACGTTTCTCTTCCAGAAGACTCTGTATCCAACAGGATACAGGACACCTTCATCCCATCTCTCCATATCAGATCCCAACCACTGAGGCAGGGGATACGGCTCCTCTTGAATATCGATGGTAAATTGACCAGCGGTCCTAATAAACACCCAAGTAATTGATCCGTCACTTACAGCACCAGTTGTATGAGTCGGAGGAGTTACACCAGAGGTGCCACCTGCTTGTGCCTCATAAATTCTGCCACCATAGTAAACTCTATCGCCAGTGGCATATGCTGTAGCAGTTACCCAAAGATCTTCTTCCTCAATACCAACAAACTTACCATCCATGGTATTAACGTCTGTTGCTTCAGTGGATTGGAGAAGCTCTCCGTTATCAAATGTGCCAAAGATCTTACCAATTTTGTATGTTGTGCCAAGACCAGGATTGGTAGTGGTGCCAGTCGGCACATCAACAATAGTGCCATATGCTTGGACAACACCGCTGTCGTTAACTTGCTGAAGAATTGATCCCTTGGTGAATTTAGCGTCTTGATTGAGGGTAAATTCAAAGATGTTGTCGATCTTGCTGTATCCAGCATCTTTAATGTAGAATTTGGGGATGACGTTTGGAGTGACAAACATCTTCTGACCATTCTTCACTGGGACAGTAGAAGACTTGGAGGACAGAGTTTCTTTTGTATTTGTCCATGTATATGTCTGGACAGTGGTATACAGAGACGGAGCATCAGAGAAGTCCAGAAGTTGCAGACCACCAGCACCAAGATCCCACTGATCAACTGCAGGTTGTGTTGTAACCTGAGTCCAAGTGCCAGCAGTAAATTCGGAAATCGTGAGATTGACGTGGTTAGTTGCTTCAGTGAGTGTATAAGTCCCTCTAGAAGTGGAGTGCTGTCTGTCGATCTTGACCATGACGATATCAGAATCGACACTGGTCACTTCAAACTGCTCAGTGGGCAAAGTAAATGCATTCGCATCAGTAAACTCAGCTTTACCTGACATCACAACATCGTCGATGTTGCCTTGGAAACAAAGGGAAGAAGTCTGAGAAGAATCTCCACCAACAGCGATGTCACCAACATTAACGTCAATTAGTGACTGATATGTGATAGCAGGATTGCCATTAACAAATACTGTAAAGTCCCAAACACCAACAGCGGTATTCTCCTTAACTATAGCAATGTGGACCCAAGCACTAGCTCCAAATTCAGTATAGTAAGTGTTGGCAGCAGACACACCCACCTGGGTGCCGTTGATGTCCAACTCAACCTTTCCTTGATCAGCGTCACCATTGATGCCATTGATTCTGACCTGACAACCAGTAGAGGAATCAATTTCTGTAATGTCGAAGAAAATTGGAGTTGTATTCTGTGCTGCATATTGAGCAGTTGCCATGTTAAACCAACCAGCAACAGTCCAATTCAAAGCCGATGAATCAATGTCAGCATAAAGGAGTCTGTTTGGTGCAGTGAATTTCAGCGACCCTGTGCCAAACTTGTAAATTGCTTCATCGATTGATGCATCTCCAGGCACAGCAATGCTGAATGTGCCAATATTTCTCTTGGTGGTGTCGTAATCGTCATCACTGGCGTCATCAAATCTAAAGACTGCAAACTGCTCTGGGACGAGTCTTTCATTGATGACGATAATGTCACCAGAGTTATCAACAACAGAAGTTTTGTTTCTCGATCCAACCTGATCGGTAGTTTCGATGATGCTTTCATATTGAAGCGTGCCATCAAACTTAAGGGAATGGATGGTTGTTGCTTTTCTATCTTCCGCATAGTCAATAGTAGTAGTAATGACAACGTTGCCGAAGATGTCAACGTGGAAACCAGTTGCATTGATGGAAGTGTAGTCTCCCTGAGGAGTCATAGTTTTGATAAACTTCCAAGCATTTGCATTGTTTACATCAGAAAGAGTGAACTTACCAAATTGAATTCTTTCAAACTTACTATTAGCGTTGTTAAATACATCCCAGCAGATGAATACGTCACCATACTCATCAATTTCAAACTTGGAGTTTCTTACATAACCACCACCGATGGGGGGAATCTGCTTGACGTAATCAACTTCGATGTTTGCCCCATCGAAGAAGAATTCACCATAAATGAGGTTATCTGTATCAAAGTTAACGCCAGTGAAGAAGAATCTGTCATCGGAGATCCACTTGATTTGGTCAATTCTTTCATCACCATTGGAAGAAGCAATCTTACGCTTCTCTTTGATGTCGCCATCATTGTTGGATTGAATGACCCAGATATCCATCGCATCTAATGCGTTAGTATCTGTATAACCAACCAGATAGATTGACTTATTCTGATCCAGATAGATATCACTTACGAAATCCCTTCTGGCAGGACCAGAGATACCTGCGATAGATTTCTGCCACTGTAGAGTGCCTGTGGGGGCATTCTGAGCGTCTCTTTCGGAGATATACTTACCAAACCAGATATCAGGGTTAAATGCTGCGTTGTTGGGATCATATGTTTGGCCTGCAACATAAATGGCGTCGTTTTCTTCTGTGTCATCAACATACAGAGAAACGAATTCCATTCTCTTGACGCCAGCGTTGTTGGGCAGCAAAGTCCTAACCCAAAGCACATCTCCATTGACATCAAACTTAGCGAGGATGCCGAGCATATCGTCATCTTCGGTTTCTTCAAGAGATCCACAAACGTAGTATTCTCTCTTGCTGGTAATTGTCGAATCGTGGACCTGCAGAGTGCCACCATCATTCAGATATTCAGACAACCAATATCTAGTCTTGGTAAACGATTGTGGGTGACTGACACGAATCTGCGGGGGGTCGTTAATATCAAAACCATTACCAGAGTTGATGATATTAAAGGAATCTGCAACACCATCGGATCTGAGGTTAATTGAAAACTCACCATCTTTACCATTGTTGCTGATCAGCTCATAAGTGGGAGGAATGGTCGCTGTATATCCACTACCAGGGATATCAACGGTAACATCTTCAATACCAGACACCACCTTAACTTTGAAAGTCTTGTTGGTGTTGGCGGTGATGGGCTCAGAGTTGACAATGATTTCATCGCCAGCAATCAAATCATGATTCTCAGATGTTGTGATAACACCGTAGGGTCTATCGTTGATGATCTCCTTACTATATGACGTGACTGCAACACCTTTAATCGAATCGATGATTGCCGATGCGCCAAAACCACCTGTGCCTTCGTTGTCAAAGAAAATAGTGTCATTGACCTGATAAGATTGACCAGGGTTTTCAATAACGAAACCATCAATCTGTGCAGTTTCAAACTGAGTAACAGTTTCAATGTCAATATCGACTTTGGACTCTGCAGAAACTTTCGGGAAGTAATCATAAATTTGCAGGGTTGCTTCCTCGGTCATCTCCAGAAGCTCTTGTTGCTCTAGAGCATCGATGATGCCATCCTGATTGCTATCTTGAATCTCAAAGATGATGGGCCAACCTTCATTCTCTGTCGTCAGGACATCAGACTCTTGGTTTGGTTGACGCTCAACATCGATATCAACCTCAACAAAAGGCACACGATATCTAACAACGTCTGTGGGGATGTTTTCTTGAGTTGCACCTTGAGACAGGTTCCAGGAGTCTGGGAGTGAGTTGAATGCTCCACCCAAGATGTATGGAAACTGAGGAATACCTGCATCAGAAGAGTCGATGGTTACAAAGTATGCATAGGTGCCATCGGGATACTCTGGTGTTTTGCAGAAACGACCATTATACTGATCGAGATCACCAGACTGGAAGACATACTCATAGTCGGGCACAAAGGATCCAGCAGGATAGTCCGAAAGCAAAGGACCATCTACCCTAGCGGGGTTTGTATTGGTCAGAGCGTCATAGACGATCTCATCTTTCAGTTTGTAAGATGTGCGAAGTCTTCTGATACCACTGTTTTGGTCAGTGGGATCGCCATAACCATAAGGTCCATAAATCGGGTTGCCGTCATATGCCCAACCCAAGATTGGAGAGTGCTTATAGTTTGTCTCTAATTCTTGGAATCTATTCGTTTCTGCATTGAGGAAGACGTTATCGCCAACCACATAACGCAATTCCTTGGGGTCGGAGAGGTGGGCATATTCACCACCATATTGGTTGTTGAGACCAGTAAAGACGTAACCTCTAGCAACGTCATACTTGGAATTCAACTCATATTCAAAGTTTTTATTCCATTCAAACACCTGCGCTTCAAACGTTGCAAAATCGCCAACTGCTTCAAGTCTAACAGTGGTGTTACCTTGGGTATAGTTAATACCTCTGTTTACGATCTCAATACCAATTACTTTACCAGCGTCTTCACCAGTAGTTGCAATAGTCGCCTTAGCAATAGCACCAAATCCATCACCGTTGATAATGACTCTAGGAGCAGTGGTATAACGTCTACCAGAGTTAATAGTAGCAATAGACACGATACGGCCATTCAGGACGATCGGTTGTGCTAGAGCACCTTCACCAGAGGTCACAGTGACCTTAGGAAGCGATGTGTAACCACTACCAGCATTAGTCAAAGTGACAGACTGGATAGGACCACGAATGTTTGCAATAGCAGTAGCACCCGTGCCACCACCACCAGTAATGGTGATGCTAGGTTGGGAAGTGAATCCACTACCAGGAGATGCAACCAGAATTCTGGTGATAACACCATTAGTAACCACAGCGGTGCCAGATGCACCTGTGCCACCTCCACCAACGATGGAGATTAGTGGAGAAGTTTCATAACCACTACCACCATTTGTGACCTCAAAAGAGGATACGCTACCGTTAACGGTAACAGTTGCAGACGCGCCAGCTCCACCACCACCTTCGATCAAGACTACTGGGGGAGCACCAGCATCATAGTCTTGACCAGCATTTGTAACACTAATACCAGTAAGAGGACCAAAGAGAATTGCCTCAGCAGACTTATATGTCCAAATAGAGACACCATTCACCCATGCACCAATAGCGGTGTTGGGTTTGATCTCTTCTCTTTCTGAAACGGTATTAACAACCCTGGGGATCCTAACCAGTTTTCTCTGGTTACCAGGGATAAGTGCCGATCCAGTAAAGGGTCCAATCTTGTAGTTTGGCAGACCAGATGCTGCCACATACACAAAATTATTGTTAAAGAAGGAGTTTTGAATATTAGTCGTAAACTCGGTAACGACTCTATTGATTGCAGGTTCTGTTGACTTACCTCTATTGAGGTCAACGGAAAGCAGAATATTGCCAACAGGAACAATGTCGCTAGGGGTGTCGATTCTATACGAGAAAGTATATTCATCGATACGAGAAGAAACTTGGAATGTGCCGTTGTAAATAACTGGGTTTGCACCATAGATTGTGACGGTATCTTCCACAAGCAGACCGTGGGGTTGCTCTGTGGTAACAGTTGCAATCTGAAGAAGACCACCAGGCTCGATGTTATCGACCTGAATCAGTTTCTTAACATTGTAGAACCAGGATTCCAGTCTTTGCTCACCAGGGGAGTCGGATCCCAAAGCAGCAACGTTGAGTTTGTCACCTGGCAGGTAGTAAGATCCAGTATCATCCAGAACAGTGCCTGCTGCTTCAGCAATACCAAGCACACGCATCTTCACTTCATTGCTTGTGCCTTTATTGGCATAAATGAAGATATTGGACGAAATCAAAGACCCTGGATCCCAATCTTCGACAACACCATTTTTAGATCTGGTGCATTCGATAAATTGGTTGAGTGATTTTTCCTTATACTGAACTTCTTCAGTCTCAGAAATAAAGAATGTGCCATTTCTCTCTGGCCATCCAATAGTGGAGTCAACAGTGATAATCTGATCTGTTGTAGTCAGAGGCTCGACAAGACGAGTGTTGTATGGGATTTTGAATGTCCCAACAAGTGTTTCCTCAGAAATGACCAATTCGTAAATTGTATCTTCACCTTTAATGATGGAGATTGCATTTTCAACGAGTGCCGAAGCATATTTGACATCCTGGTCAACTTCGTCGGCATATTGGACGATCTCAGACTCAATTAGGTTTACTGCAGACCCAGAAACGATCTGACATCTCAAAATCGTGTCAACAACCCAAGTTGCAGCAGATGGAGAGATGATTTGATCCTTTGGATAAGAAATATCGACTTCTTCACCAAACAGGACCTTAAACAGGAATTTGGCGCCAAGAGCAGTGCCCTTTGCCAAATAGAAGTCACGAATATTCTTAATGACTTCTGTTGGGTTGACCTTGGTCGGATCTAACTCAATAGTGGGGAGATATTGCTTTCTAAACTTCTCAAACAGTTGATAGATGAAAATTGCATCTAGGTTGTGGACAACCGACCCCACTGGGTGAGTTGAAACACGAGTTTGAGATTCTTTTGCAAAGATTTGGTTACCATAGTCATCATATTCAACTGTGGAAGAGACTCCACGCACAATGCCATTAAAGGATGAAGGCACATACTTTCTGCCACTCTCTTCAATGACAAAACCAGTAACTTCATCATATCCAACGTCAACTGATGCTTTGGCAGCACTGGGCTCAGCAATAAAGATTTTGGGAGGGAATTGCTCAGAATATCCTGTGCCAAAGTTGGTAATGTTGATGTCAGTTATCTCACCATTGAAAATAGTAGCAACAGCAGTGGCTCCTCTGCCGCCAACGGCATTGCCATATGCATCTTTTCTATCATCAACAATGTAGACGGATGGAGCATCTTCATAACCCCTACCTCCAGTAAGAAGCTCGATATCGGTAACTGCACCAGATGCAACAGTTACATCAAGCACCTGAGCGCCTACTGGATCGATGACACGGCATCTAGGAGGTGTTGTATACCCACGACCTCGGTTGGTAACTGTAACAGTAGCAATGCCACCATTGGAATCCAGAGAGCACTCTGCCTGAGCGCTAATGCCGTCAGCAGGAGCAGGATCGATGTAAATAGTTGGAGGATTGGAATAAAATACGCCAGGGGCAGTGATGCCAATGCTATCAACATTTACGCGACCTTCGGAGTCGATAGTGGCATCGGTAATTCTACCACCACCAGGATTCTGGAAGTTAATAACTGGAATGAAGTCATATCCCGATCCAGAGTCGGTGATATTGATGCTGGTGACCTGACCAGTCGCATCATCAATTTCTATAGAAACCTGAGCTTGTCTGCCATTAGGGTTTGTAGGTGCAGTTACGGTTGGGATCGGGGGATTGTATGATGTATACCCCTGACCACCAGCAATAAGATTGATATTCTTAATACCACCAACCAAACTATTAGCACAGGCAAATTCTCCTGTTGTGTCGGTCTGGATAGTTACCCTAGGAGCAAATTCCAGTCTATATCCATTACCACCTTGCTTAACAAGGACTTTAGTCAGTTGGTTGTTTTCAACATTACAAACAGCACTTGCGCCAGATCCAAAACTGGCAGGCACAAATTCAACTGCTCGCACATGCATGGTATCCGAGGATCCCAATGCATACTTCATGACAAGGTTGTCATAATAAACGTTATATTGCTCAAACGGACGCTGGAGTTGACCAGTGCGGTTAACAATCAGACCAACGTCAGAAATGGGAGTATATGCTTCCCCATTCACCCTCAGAGGATAATACTTAGACTGATCCCACTCAGACAGAGGAATCTCGTCCATGGTGACAACAACTTTGTCAGCAAAACCAACCAGATAGACGATGCTAGTGAATCCTTCGTCATCGCCACCTACAGGGACCCTAGGGGGGTCTGTAAAGACGATATCGGTGGCATCGACGGTATAGTCATCCCCAGGACGTAATGTTTGACCATAGACGGTCACGATGAGGTGATCTGCTGATGCAGCGCTTACTGGAGTGCCAAGATAGGTAAGCGGGAATCTACGACGAGTGCCATCAAACCCAAAATAAGGGTTTTCTAGGAATTGCTTCTTTTTGTCAAATTCAAACGGAGCAATACCAGGGGTCAGAATAGAGTCAGGACCACGAGTAGTAGACTCATAGTACATGATCTCATTATCGACCATCAGGGTGCCATTTGTTTCCTGATAACCGTTAATGTCTTCAACAACGACCTCTGTGGAGTTTAGATCCACAGACTGCAGCACCGTAGTGCTACTGGTCAAATTATCTGAGGTATATGTGCTAACATCCAACCACTTCAACAAGTCGTTGAGGATGTTGTATGGTCTGCCGATTTTCTCCTGGGATTTGTAATATTCCTGGAGGAACGCGATAAGTTGTCTATCTTCCGACTTGATAAAGTCAGGAAACTGCTGCTCTACCCTGTCGGAAATTCTTAGTGTAGACATATTCTCAGAAGCACTCGTCTAGCTCGGGATACTGGAAGGTATCCGTGGGATATTCAATGATATTTATTGTCGATGTTCCACCGAAGTTGAAACCATTAAAGTTATTGGGATCAAACGTTGGAATAGTAATATCGTTGACTGTAAAGTCGATTGGGTTAACTTGAGGGTTTAGAATCGTTGGGTCTGTGCCAGCGGGGACCGTGAGAGATCCACCAGCAGGATAAACCACAACAGGCACCCTATTTGTGTTATCAGGAGTCAAAGCGATATTCAGAGGACCGACGCAAACTGTGCCAGATGCGTAGTCAACTGTGCCGACATTGGTATTCAAAATTACTTCTTGCTCGTCCCTAACGGTAACGAGAATCATATTACCCAGACCGTCGTCTCTAAGATTCACAGGGACAAGAGTTTGGTTATTTTCTAGGCTACTAAATGCTGGAGTCTGAATAACGCCACCTGCAGTAGTTCCTGCTGCCACAAGATCTTCAGTGTATCCAGTAGCATAGAATGTGCCAGATTTCACAACAGAGAAATTAGGAGCACATCCACCTCCCGTTCCGTTACCAGAAGTCGGGCTGCCAGAATAATTGTCTGGATTATACAGTGCGTTTCCAAAATCAAGACACTGGTTAAAGACTTGACCAAAATTGAATTCTGTCAGGTTTTGACCGAGAGTTACTTGAGATGTGCTACCAGAAATGGAAGGATCTGAATTGTCAATCACTGCTGCGAGTTTAGACGCTTCGATTCTTCCGTTGTATCTGTTGGCAGAATTCTGAGAATTGTAATCATCAATATTCTTAAGGATCTTAGTCCCAAGATCATTACCAGTCAGATTTGTCTTATTGCCGTTGTAGTAGACGTAGGTCTTCGGCAAGACATAGAAGACCTTGGGATCAATAACTTCGATTCCAATAGATGCAATCGAATAATCTTTAAGTTGATTCCTAAGTCTTGCTTTTGTCGTTTCGTTTAGAGTCGATCCAGTTTGGGGTCTGACTGCAATAAAAACTTTACCGTAGATAGGTGGATTGAGTCTCTCGCCACCATATGCAACAACGCTCTTAGATTGTGGGTAAAGTTGTCTAACGATGTTTTCATAGTCAGACTCCGTTACTGCTCTATTTTGAGTAGTGTAGAGTCTGGGGGCATTATATTTGATTGAAATTGGAGTTTCTCTTGGAGACCCGTCCTGAGCAGGAGTAACTGTCCTTGTGGAAATGGAGGATGCTGCAATAACTCTACCTTGTGAGTCTGTTGCTGTACCAATAAATTGGAAGTCTCTAGCACCGTTAGCGTCTTCGCCAGTGGTCCTAACATAATCAATCTTGACAAACTCACCATCAATCAATTTACGTCCGAGGACACCATCGCCAAAAATAAGACGATATCTGAGGTCATCTACTTCCTCAAGGAAATAGACACGAGAATTGCTATCTAATGCAACGGCACTCGTTGCTTTGTTGTAGATATCAATTTCGCTGGACTGCACCGAGGGAGAGATATAGACAATCATTCTCTCTGT